ATTAGCATTAGAAAGATTAGATCAATCATTAGCTAATTTGAGAAATTTAGTAAAAAGAGGACAAAATAAAGAGGCCTTAGATTTTATGGAAAGAGGTGAGTTAAAAGAACGTTTTGAGGAATTACAAAACATAATTAAAATATCATCTACAAATAGTTTGGGTGCTAGAGGGGTATCTAATATACGTCCATTATAAATAAAAATTAGGGTTATGTTATTAGCAGAAAAAATCCAATCAAATTGGGAACGTTATCTTACTGAAATTGAACTTAATATAGGTAAAGAACGTTCATCTATATTATTATCTTTTTTAAAAAAATATAAAGAACGTTTTATGATGATGCCAGCATCATCTAAAAATTGGCACCATTCGGCTTTTGCGGGTGGTTATTGTGATCATGTTTTACGTGTTTTAGATTGTGCTAATTCTTTATATAAAATATGGAAGGCTAATGGTGGTGATACATCTACATATACAGTAGAAGAAATGCATTTTGCTGCGTTATTTCATGATTTAGGTAAAATGGGGCAACAAGAAGGTGAATATTACAAACCAAATGATTCTCAGTGGCATATTGATAAGTTAGGTCAAATATATAAATTTAACACTGATATACCTGCTATGAAAGTACCTGAAAGATCTTTATTTATATTACAAGAAATTGGTTGTAAACTAACCCAAAATGAATTTATTACCATTAAAATTCATGATGGTTTATATGATGATTCAAATAAATTTTATTTTATGGCGGGTCAAAAAGAAACCCGTTTACGTACTCATTTACCACTATTAATGCATCAAGCAGATCATATGGCTGCCCAAATTGAATTTGAACAATGGAATAATAATACAAATTCTATTCCTAAGACAAAACCTAAAAATGCTTCTAAAGCGGATAAAATACAACGTAAAACAAAGAGTATTAATGAGGCAAATAATCCTAATTTATCCTCAGCTACTTTAAATGTTATAGATTCATTTTTTAAAGAGAATAAATAATGGAAATAATATTAATAATATTAACTATTTTAGTTACTTTAATAACAACAATATCTTTTTTTGCAATAAGAAATCTTTTAAAGAAAAATGAGGCAATGGAAGATTTTATTAATAAACAAAGCGAAGCAATTGCTGCTTGTGATAATAGATTAAAAAATGTAGATCAAAAAGGTGTATTTTATGCCGATGATGAAATTGGATGGTTTTTTAAAGAAGTTAAAAAAATACAAGAAGCATTAAATGAATTTCGCCTTAAATAAATTATGGCCGAAAAAAAGAAAAGAGGTAGAAAAAGTACTAGAATGTACTTCACACATGATACCGAAATAGCTATTAGTGAATATTTAGCTTCTAATAATAAAGCAGAACGGGATAAAATATTTAATGAACGTATAAATTATTCATTTTATAAATTAGCAGAAAATCTTATTCATACTTTTAAATTTTACTATACTGAAGTTGATGATCTAGAAGATTTAAAACATGAAGTTGTTTGTTTTCTTTTAGAAAAATTACATTATTTTGATCCTACAAAAGGTTCTAAGGCCTTTTCATATTTTAGTATTGTAGGTAAGAATTATCTTATTTTATATAATAATACTAATTATAAAAAGAAAAAAATTACAGCTGATGTAATGGAAGTTGATGAAGATGATAAAATAATTCATGAATTAGGGCGTCCTGAACGTAAGAGAGACATAAAAGATTTTGTAGATTATTTTACTGAATATGTTGATAAACATATGTTTAGATTATTTAAAAAAGAACCAGATAGAAAGGTTTGTGATGCCGTAAATATATTATTTAAACGAAGAGAAAATTTAGAAATATTTAATAAAAAGGCACTTTATATCTACATTCGTGAAATAACTAATGTAGATACTCCCGTAATAACTAAAGTAACTAAAGTATTAAAGAAAAAATATCATGAGTTATATAATGAATATGATAGAACGGGTTATGTAAAAATTTAGAAATTCTATATTTATTATAAAATAATATATGGATCCACTAAATCAAATAATTTTTGATGATAAAAAATTTTCTGATATTTTAAAGGAAATTCATGTTAATCAAAAAAAGAAAAGTAAACAAATAGGCCAACTCATAGCCGAGTTAAGACCTCTTATTCAAAATTTAGGAGACGCTACAGTTGTTGTTCCACTTATTAAGGAATATATGGAAGTTAGTGTAAAAAATGATGACCATTTATTAAAAATGGCTGCTATAATACAACGTTTATCTACAGGAAATTCTTCTGGTGGAAATAGTGATATATTAACAGAGGAAGAATTAAATCAACTTCAAGGAATAGTAGAAGAAATTTCCGAAAAAGAAATAATAAAAAAAGATGTCAAAACTCCTTAAATATGGAATTACTTCTGGTGGTGGTGGTTCTTCTAATGGAGGATTTACTAGTGTTAGGGTAGTTGATATTATTTTAGATATTACCCACCCCAGATCGGGTGTTTTTGGTGGTGTTGATTCTATAGGGACTATATTTTATGGTGATATAAGTGTAGATAAAGGAATAGACAAACCAGAATTATTACCTACAGCTAAACCATTATTTTCTTTCCAAAAATATTTTCCTCTAATAAATGAAATAGTTTTATTATTGAATGTTGATATAAATTTAGATGATGGTACAGATAAAAAAATTAAGTACTATCTTCCTAATATAAATATTTGGAATAATCCTCACCATAATGCAATGCCTCTTACTGATTATTATCAAAATTCTAATCAGGGATATAATAATACTCAAGATGGATTAATAAAAAATTCACAAGATGATAATATAAATATCCCGTTAGGAAATTTTTTTCAAGAAAAAGATTTTATTAAACCTTTAAGACCTTTTGAGGGAGATAATATATTAGAAGGTAGATTAGGTAATTCTATAAGATTAGGTAGTACATCCAAAACATTAAATCCATGGTCAGAAAATGGAGAAAATAGTGATCCTATTATTATCATAAGAAATGGCCAATTTAATAATTCTAATGATACTACTTTTATACCTAATATAGAGGATATTAATAATGATGATTCTTCTATATATTTGACATCAAACCAAAATATTAGTAATTTTGAAGTAGCATCTAAAAATTTACAATCATATGGTAAAGGTGAAGTACCTTATATTTCTCCCGAAGAAAGATTAATTACTACTCCTGAACCTGATACTTCAGAACCTTTATTTACATAATATGAGTTATACACCCGAATCACCTAATAATTATATAGGAAAACAAGTAATAATTAATTCTGATCGCTTAGTTTTTAATGCTAAAGATGATTCAATTTTACTTTTTTCTGATAAAGTAATAGGGTTTAGTACAAATGGAAGTTTTCATTTTGATACATTAAATAATGGTACTAATAAATTTATTGTTAATGCCCCTAAAATTTACTTGGGATTAAAATATGATAATACTTATGCTAATGAACCTGCTTTATTAGGTAATAAAACTGAAGAGTGGTTAAATGAATTAATAGATTCAATTGAGGGATTAATAAATGATATTAAGTATAAAGTAAGTTATACTGTTCAGGATGTGGGAAAACCCACAGGTCCAAATGTAGATAATGAAAAGTTCCTTAAAAGAAGAATTGATCAATTAGATGATTTAAGAAGTGATATAAAAAATATAATGAGTGATAGAATTAAATTAGTATAATGGCATCAGGAATATTTAAAAATATAGTTGATAAATGTGGTGGATTAGTAGGAGATATTTCTAAAGGTATTAAACAAGAAGGTACTAAAACTATTAAAACTGATGTTTTAAAACAATTACCTACCCCAGATCAAATAACGGCTAAATTTAAAGTAGAAGCAGAAAAAGATCCAATTCAAGCTAAAAAATATTACGATAATACTAAAAATAAATTAGAGACTCTACAAGATAGATTAGAAAATTCCAGAAAAAAATTAGAAAAATTAGAAGATAAACTATCTCAAGTAGATAATCAAATAAATAGAGTTAATAAAATTACAGATACTATTAGACCATTTATTCCATTATTACAAACGGCCCTAATAGCGGCTAATGCAACTATAGCAGCATCAGCTACACCTGGAGCTACACCAGTAGGTATAAGAGGATCTGAATTCAAACGTAAAGCTACGGGATTTATTAAAATTTTAATTCAATTACTTTTAATAGCTCCTTCTATAGTTGACACTATAAATAAAAGTGTAGATAAAGCAAGAAACATAATACCTAATGCCATACAACAAATTGAAAACCTAATAGAATTAATACAGTCTTTATTAAAATTATTAGATAATTTATTTATTAATTTATTATCACCATTATTAGAGGGGTATGAAGAAATAAATGGTGGTATAAGTGATGTAGAAGAATTATTTGATCAATATCCAGATTTAGAAACCTATTTAAACAGTGAGGGTAATATTAATTTATCTGATGAAGAATTACCATCTGGAGTTACTAATGGAATTAGTAATGTTCCACCAAAATTCTTTAGAAGATATAGAAAAGGACCCTATACTGATATTTATTAACAAATATTATTATTATGAAGGCAAATGCTTTTGAAAAATTAATTAGAAAAGTTGTAAGAGAAGAAATAGATTATGCTTTACAACGTGAAATTAGATCACTTAAAGAAGATTTACGTAATGAATTAAAACCTACAATTACAGAACAACCAACTGAACGTAGATCAATACCTAAAAATGTACAATCTTCTTTAAAAGAAAAAATCATGGGTAAACCTATTTCACAAAATTTTGTAGCTAATAGTACTTTAAACAGTTTACTTAATGAAACTGCACAAGGTAATACAAATCTTGAATCTACAATGGTAGCGCCTGAGGCCCCAATGACTCCTGAAATTTCTAATGTTGTAAATAGAGATTATAGAGAACTAATGCGTGCCATAGATAAGAAAAAAAATAATAGACCATAATGGCACAGGTACAACAACAAATAAATCCATTAGATTTAACCCCATCAGTTGGAGTGGGAGTAGCCTTACCTTTTAATGGTCCTGGTGTTTTTAATACTAATTATACTACTAAGGATCAAACTAAATCAAATTTGATTAATTTAGTCCTTACAGAACCAGGAGAAAGAGTTTATAAACCATTTTTTGGTGTTGGATTAAATAGTTTATTATTTGAACAAAATATAAGTAAAAAAGATTTACAAGAAAAAATTCAACAAGCAGTATCTCAGGATGCAAGATTAAATCAAATTACTATCCAAGATATTATTATAGACCAAGATATTAATACAAATACTATTAGGGTTACAATAGAATATATTTCAAGATTAAATGGTAGACAAGATGCTATTCAAATTGCAATTGGAAGTATAAATGAAAGAGGTCCTGCACCATATGAACAAAAATAAATAATATATAATGGCATATTCTAATATAAGTAATACACCACAAAGAGATATTAAATATCTTAATAAGGATTTTAATACATTAAAAAATCAATTAATCGAATATGCTCAAACGTATTATCCAGAAACTTTTAATGATTTTTCTGATGGATCCCCAGGTATGATGTTTTTAGAAATGGCAGCTTATGTAGGAGATGTCCTTTCTTATTACACAGATACACAACTACAAGAAACATTCTTATTATTATCACAAGAAAAGAAAAATTTATTTAATTTAGCTTATTCTTTAGGATATAGACCCAAAGTTACAAAAGCTTCTAGTACAAATTTAGAAATATTTCAATTAATTCCTGCTAAAGATTCATCTGATAATTATAGTCCTGATTATAGTTTTACTTTAACTATGGGTGAAGGTTCTTCTTTTAGTTCTACTCAGGGAGGTATTAATTTTATTACTGAACAATTAATAGATTTTGGTATTTCGGGTTCTGCAAGTCCTACAGATATAAGTGTTTACCAAATAGATGGTAGTGGAAATCCACAATATTATTTACTTAAAAAAACTACTAAAGTTATTTCGGCCGTTAGAAAAACTACTACATTTACTGTAGGTACTATTGAAAAGTTTTTAAAATTAAATTTACAAGATAATAATATAATTAATATTGAAAAAATTGTGGATAGTGATGGTAATGAATATTCTGAAGTAGATTATTTAGCACAAGATACTATATTTGATGAACAAATTAATACTCAAGCTAATGATTCCGTTTTATATACTGATAAACAATCAGCTCCCTATTTAATGAGAGTAAAAAAAGTACCGAGAAGGTTTATATCTAGATTTACATCTAATAATAATTTAGAAATCCAATTTGGTGCAGGTACTTTAAGTGTGGATGATGAATCTATAATTCCAAATCCTAATAATATAGGTTTGGGAATTAATGATGGAAGAAGTGATTTAAATAGAGCATATGATCCATCAAATTTTTTATTTACGGGAACTTATGGTAAGGCTCCTTCAAACACTATTTTAACAGTTACTTATTTAGTTGGGGGTGGTGTTACCTCTAATGTTTCTTCAAATACCATTACAAGACCAGAAACTATTTTTACTACTACTAAACCTAATTTAAACTCTAATACAAGAAGTTTTGTAATAGCAAGTATAGCTTCAAATAATCCTCAAGCTTCAACTGGAGGTGGAGATGCTGAAAGTGTAGAAGAAATTCGTTTTAATACTATGGCTAATTTTGCTGCACAAAAAAGAACAGTAACTAAAAATGACTATCTTTTAAGAGCATTATCTATGCCTTCTAGATTTGGAAATATAGCTAAAACTTATATAGAACAAGATGATCAACTTAGTCCTTTAACTACTGAAAACAACACAAGAATAGCTAACCCTTCAGCATTAAATTTATATACTTTAGGATATGATAATAATAAAAATCTTATAGATTTATCTACGGCTACTAAAACAAATTTATCTACTTACTTAGAACAATATAGAATGTTAACGGATGCTATAAATATTAAAAATGCATTTGTAGTTAATATTAGTATTGATTTTAAAATAAGGGTATCTCCAGGATTTAATAACCAAGAAATTCTTTTAGATAGTATACAGGCAATTCAAAGATATTTTGATATAGACCAATGGCAAATAGGACAACC